TCGGCACCATCACGTTGTCCTGGTCGAGCATCAGCGCCGAGATGCCGTTCTTCTCGAACGCGTCCTGGCGGAAGATGTACTTCCTGTCGAACCGCTTGCGATGGTTCATCATCTGCGTGCGGGTCTTGTCCAGCTCCTCCTGAATCGGCAGCAACGCCTCGACGTCGCCCATCGGGTAGAAGAAGTCGGGCACCTCGTAGTTGCGGAGCATGATGAACGGGTGACCGAACGCGTACGGCTGCGGGATCGGATCGAGCAGCAGCTCGTCGCCGTGGTCGGGGAACACGCACATCGTGCCGTGCACCAGGTCGTAGAACTCCCACAGCACCACGCGCTCGACGTCGTGAACGACGTCGTCCTTCGACTTGTTCACGTCAGGGTCGCGCTCGGACGTGCCGCCAGCGGTCAGCGACTGCCGCGCCTTCAGACGGTAGCGGTCGTCGTTCTTCACCTCGGCCAGCGACTTCACCAGCTTCTGGGCGATCCACTTCGCCGTGCCCTCTGTCTTCGCCTCGGGGTCCACGAAGATGTCGTGGAACGAAACCCGCTCCACGAACGGGCGGTCCTGCGTGACCTCCATCTCGATGTCGGTGTCGACCGTCGCGCCCGACACCTCCTGCGTGTCGTCCTTCGGATTGTCGGGGACGTCCTGCGGCGGCAGGTTGTCAGAGTCGGGCTTGCCCGAGTCGGACCCGAGCGGCTGCTTGTTCAGCAGCTTCGCCTTCTCCTTCGCCTCCTCCACGAACCGCCAGCCAACCTTCAGCCACCCGTGGCCCACGACCAGGAAGTCCTTGACCGCCAGGGCCAGCTCCTGCTGGAAACCGAAATGCCGCCACCAGTAGTTGATCAGCGTCTCGATCACGATCGCGTTGACCATGCACTCGTTCTGCTGCGACCACACCACCAGCTTCGGGTCGTTCACTGCAACGCTGGGTGCGATCACGTTGATGATCGCGAAGATCTGGTTGACGACGATGCGGTCCGCCTCACCCAGCCCGCTGTTCGGGAAGTGAGCGCCGCGGTAGAAGTCGACGTACTTGTCCCAGTGCTTGTCGTAGCCCTTCGAGTCCCGCCAGTGGCGGGCGGAACGCACGTGGCCCTGGTAGCGGGCTAGCAGATCCTTACGGGGCTGGCCGCGGAGGGCGGCCATCAGGCGCTATAGCGGTCGAACTTGATGCCAGCGGCCGTCAGCTCGGCCACGTGGTCGTTCTCCTGCTTCTTCAAGCTCGGCTTGTCGTGCCAGTCCTCGCGGGTCACGTACCCGTCACGGCCGCCGAACGTGAAGTTCAGGCCGCCCTTCTCTCTCCACTCCCGCAGCTTCTGCTTGAAAGCCTCGGGGTCATGCGCGTTGTCGGCCACGATAAGTAAGCCAGCAGCGTCCCGTGCACCCTCTTAGCGCCTCACGCCTGCAGGATCCTGGCCGATGACCCACTGCTCGTTGCGTGACTCGCCGCGGGTCATCTCCTCCTCCCACCACTTCAAAGTCCAGAACTCGTCCATCTCGCCCGAGTCGTGCTGCGGGGCGTGCACGTGCTGGCACATCTCGATCGCCAGGCCCAGAGCTATCACGCGGTCGTCATGCGGTGAGCCGTGCATCGACTTCCCGTCAGGCTCGCGCACGAACGTGCGCAGCTCGCGGCAGATGCCCGCGTCCCGCACGGCCATGCCGCCCGTCCACGTGATCATCGCCTCGTCCGTCTCCTCGTCCACCTCCACCTGGCGGTAGCCGCGGATCGCACGGACGATCCCGTCGATCAGGATCGGCTTCGTGTTGATCATCGTCCGCCAGCCCAACCGCTGCGTCTTCTTGCGGTTGCCCGACTCGATGTTCGTCTGGCGGTAGATCTTCGGATAGCGCATCCGCTTCAGCGACAGCAGCGTCGCCATGCCGTGGTTGTTCGACTCCACCCCGAGCAGCGCGCCCAGGTAGTAATGGCCGAGCCGCCACAGCACGTTCGCGAACACGTCGGGGTCGCAGTGGCCGTGCCACACGGCGCACACCGCCTCTGTCCTCGCATCGAGCACGACAGCACAGCTGTAGTCGCCGTGGTCGAGTCCCTCGGCCACGTCGGCCCCGATGGCGTAGACACAGCCTGGCGTGGGGAACTCGTACACGGTCAGCTCGCCCTGCGGCAGCTCGTGGAACTCGGCGTAGCGGGAGCCTTCCGACTGCGCCCACAGCTCACCGATCCGCCCCTGCATCAGCTCCTGCCGCTCCACAGCGTCCAGGTCGAACACGGCGCGGCCCGAGCGGATGAACGCCTCCTCCGCGTTGCGCGGGTACTCCTGCCACAGGATCCACGGGGTGCGGGCCATGTCGGCCTTCTTGTTCTCGTACCAGTCCTCGTCGCGGTCGGAGTTCGCCGACCACGGGAAGAACAGCGGGGTGAAGCGGTTGGCGCCCTCGGTTGCGGACGTCCACATCTGCTCGTAGAAGGTGCCCGCGCCGTTCGCCGTCGACAGTCCGATCACGCGCCCGCCTACGTCGGCGACAGGCTCGATCGACGCCCACGCCTCCTCGGGGTTCTCAAGGAACGCCCACTCGTCCACGATGATCAGGTATGCCGACTCGCCACGTGCGGGATCCTGGGTGGACGGCAGGCACTCGATCTGCGACTCGTTGTCGAAGACGAACTTCTGCAGCGTCTCCTGTATCAGGTCGGGGCCGCGGTCCTTCATCCACTGCGGCAGCCAGCGGTAGCAGTACTTCGCTTTGGCGAACAGCTTCTGCGACTCGCGCTCCGTGCGGGAGAGGAGGATGATCACCTTGTCGGGGTAGAACACCGACAGCCACAGCGACACGCACGCGGCCAGCGTCGAGTACCCGATCTGGCGGGCCTTCAGCACGATCGAGTACCGCTCGGTCAGCCACACCTCCAGCGTCTGCCGCTGGGCCTCGCGCAGCTCGAACAGGATGCGACCGCGCTCGGGGTGGCGGATGTACGCGAAGGTCTGCAGGAAGTAGAGGCACGCCTCCCAGTCGGTCGGACCTTCGCCCTTGCACCTGCGCCAGTGCAGCTCGTTTACAAGTTCAGCTCTCTCCATTACAAGGCTCCCCTTCACAGCACGATGACTTCCACCCGCAGTGCGGGCAGAGCCACCGTGACTGCTCAGGCTTGTACGCGAGTCCGCAGGACTCGCAGTCGATCACCGACCGTGGCCCGTGGACCCACCCTTGCCGCGGACGATGGTGCAGTCCTTGGTGGCCCCACCCTTCTGGGCGGGATGCGAGGTGGTCGAGTCGGCGAACGGCTTCACCTTGCGAGGACGAGCCGACGGAGAAGCCGACTGTCCACCCTTACCTTTAGCCATGTGTCAGGCTCCTTCTGTTTCCATGAGCTTCGCCACAGCGGCCTTCAGCTCCTCGGTGGACATCTCTTTAAGTGGGCGCGGTTCGTCCCGCTTCAGTGCGGGCGGGAGCAGCTCCTTCGCGTACTGCAGGTACAGCTTCTGGGCGGCCACGTTGCCATTCAGCGCAGCGGCGTGCACCGCGGCGATCACGGCCTGCACCTTCTCGGGGCCGAGGTTCAGCTCGCGGGCGCGACGCTCCCACTCCTTGCGGAACCAGGGCTGCCGCTTCCACTCGCCAATCTTGTTGGGCTGAAGGCCGTGCGCCTTAGCCCAGTCGGTCTGGGTGCCCTCGCGGGCGGGATCCAGCCACCAGTCGAGGAACTCCGACTGGATGGCGGTAAGCAGCTCGGCGTTCGTGACGCCCGTGTTGAAGTGGGGGGTCGGGCCAGGCCCAAACCCGTTGCTCCTGTTAGGGTTCGGAGAGGTCGCCATCAGGGTCCGACGGTGCCGTTGATCGTCTCGGCGGTCACGTGCGCATCGCCGCGGTTGATCGAGTTGGCCGAGGTGTTCCACACCGTCGGCTCGCCGTCGGTGGCGGGGGTGCTCCAGTTGCCAGGACTCACACCAAACTTCTGCATCTGCAGCGGGTTACGACCTGTCGGGGTGTACGGGCTGGTGCTGAACTGGGCCAGCGGGGAGTCAGCGTGGGGCATGTATGTGGCGTCCACGTCGACAGGGTGCGGGGTGCCCACGCTGGTGAAGGTCGTCACGGCGGCCAGGTTCACAACCACCGCAGCAGTCCCGCAGATCGGGCAGTGCACAGGCTGGCCGTTGACGTCGTTGCCCGTCAGGACAACGTCGGCGATGGCGATCGAACCCGACGGGGTGCCGCTCGGCACGATGTTGCCGCCCACGAGGGCGGAAGCCCGAGTCACGGTCAGCGTGTTGGTGCTCTTGGACGTAGCTACCATCGTCTCGTTGCGAGTGGGGATGGACAGCTGGATCGGGAACACCGTGAAGTTGGCGCCAGTGCTGACGATCAGCGTGGTGCCCGACGTCGAGGAGATCACGCCCGAAGCGGTGACCACGGCGTCCGAGGCGGAGTTGACGGCGTTGTTGGTGAACTGAGTGCTCGTGCCGTTGTCGCCAGGCAGAGCACCACAGATCGGACACAGGAAGGAGGTAGCCACGTTTAATCAGCCACGCCTGTCCCGAGGCGCTAGGTGCTGCAGGCTGGCGTCGCCGTGCCGATCCCAGAGGTAGTGCAACCGACGCCCGTGGTCCCCGAAGAAATCTCGGGGCCAGAACCAGTCCAGCGGCATCTCGGGGTATCTACTTGCGTCCATGTCTCTTTAGACGAAAACGTCCCGCGGTCACCCGCAGGAGGTCGAGCTGGGCGCGGGCCAGCGAGCCGAGCGGAGCGGGGCGATGCGCTCCTAGGCGCGGCTTACGCTTCTTGGTCGCGGACACGAAGTACTGTCAGCTCGTACACGTAGTACGGAGTCCCGCCGTCGTCGTACTCAGCCAGGCCAGGGTCGCTGGCGTTGCCAGTGCCCACGGCCAGGATCTTGTCGTCGGGGCCGAGCTCCAGCTCGTCGCCAGGCTTGACGCGGACCAGCTCCACCTTCACGAACGGCATGGTTACCTGAACCTCGCGACGCCACCGACGATGAAGATCAGCAGGGCGAGGATTGCCAGGATGATGAGGATCTCGGTAAGGGGCACGGAAGGTCCGCCAGGTGTGTCCCGCTTGTATACTCAGTATAGGGACACTTGCGGCTTAAGGAGTGAGGGAGCAATCCTTCTCGGCGGCCGACCCCCGTCCAGCTCGCCCGTTAGAGGGGCTACTGCAGCCATGTCGAGAAACGACGGCTCTGAAGTCCCCTGGGAAGGCGAGCGGCATGGCACACAGCGGGCTTGGTCACCGCGAAAGGCGACTACGGCATACGGTGGGGCGGGCACCCAGGGGATCAGTGTGTTCGGTAGCGAGCGAGCGAGTGGACGAACACTTACAGACTGGGGCAACTCGGACAGGCGAGGGCCTGTCCTCGCCTGGTAGAGGGGCGCCAGTAAATAGACAGGTGCGAAGACAGCCCCGAGCGACGAAGTGCGAGGGGCGTGCGTCCCACTCAACTCACGTCTCGTGAGACTGACCAAAAGGCGGCGTAGACAGAAGGCTCAATGGGAAGCTGGCGGAGCGTGAGCGGCAGCCAGCGAAACCCCAGCTCACGATACGTGCACCCGATTCTCCATAGAACTCGCGCTATGGGTGGTGAAAAGAATGCGCGCAACACGCGCCCGCCCCCGCCCATACTACCCCGCCCCCGCCCGCGCGCGGAGGCTGACAGCCCGATCAGTTAATGGCTATGGATTGAAACCCACCTCCCACACCCCCTGACCTGCGGTTATGCCCATCCGTGATGGCAGCGTGGACATGCAATCGCTTCGACAGATGGGCAGCGTGGCAGTAGAGCGATCGGTCTAGTGCGAGTCGGGCCGACCTGGCACGCGCTGAACCGATCGTGTGCGATGCGCATTCCCTACCTGATCGGTGCTCTTCCCTGGTGAGCACCCTTGCCTTTGCCTGTCTCCGCCAACCAGTGCGCCACCTAGCGGCCGATGCTCGGCCGCGTGCGAAGACAAGAGAGGATCGCGTGCGCGTCGCGCACGGGAGATCTGTTGCCCAATCGGACGTCTGGACGTCCAGCCTGGCCTAGCGTGCCAGAATCCCATCAATCGACGCTTGTCGATGAGTTTTCGAGCCTGATTAGCGGGAAGTTTGTGCCGTCTGACCTGCGACTTTGGGCAAACATAAACATTTTCCAGAAACTGTCTTGACATCAGCAATCGCATCCCTCATAGTGGTACCCAGACAGACCACGAGATGCCAGCTAGCCACCAAGGCGCCTGGCACGGAAGCGAGTGAGACTGGAGCCAGCACCAGGCGAAATGGTGAGGGTACAGCGAGATGTCAACCTAATGATCTCGCCCCAGCTACCCGCCCGATTTCCACGGGCGAAGCTACTGGGTCAAACAAGGGTAGGCGTTAGTCT